GTACAAAGACTGGTCGCAAAAGTGTGAAACTCACACCTTCACAAGTAGCAATCGCTAAAAAATTGCGTGTGCCACTAGAAGAGTATGCAAGACAACTAAGACTCACGGAGGGAGAATAGCATATGACAAAAGATAAAAAGACTTCCCGTGCGAGCCAGACAAGAGAAAAAACAAAGCGTAAACAAGTTTGGACTCCACCATCGTACTTAGATACACCCAACGCGCCAGCTGGATTCAGACACAGATGGGTCAGGGTAGAAGTTCTAGGATACGTCGACACGAAAAACATACAGGGACGATTAAGGTCCGGGTATGAGTTAGTAAGAGCCGATGCATATCCAGAAGATGACTATCCAGCAATACCAGATGGCAAGTATGCCGGGGTGATCGGGCACGGAGGCCTTGTGCTGACAAGGGTACCTGAAGAAATCGCGAAGCAACGATCGAAGTATTTTTCTGATTTAGGAAAAGACCAGATCCAAGCAGTAGACAACGATTTAATGAAGGAGCAGCATAGGAGTATGCCGATCGATATTGATCGACAGTCTCGTACAACCTTCGGTGGTAGAAAACGTTAATTTTTTAACATTCAACCAACGAAATTTAATAAACAACAAATAAAGAAGTGAAATCTTTATTTGTATAAGGAGAAAAACTATGGCTAACGCTTCAACAACTGGTTTCGGCTTGAAACCAATCAAAATGGTTGGTCAGTCAGATGAAAACATGGGGCTCGCTGAGTTCCCTGTTGCAGCATCTTCTAGCGCTATTTACTTCCAGGATATGGTCGCAATGGCAGCTACAGGATATGCAGCAGTGGCAGCAGCAGCAACTACGCACAATTTGGGTTCGCTCAATGGCGTCTTCTACACTGACACAACATCGCTCAAGCCCACGTTCAAGAATTATCTGCCAGGCAGTATTACTGCTTCAGATATTAAAGCTCTGATTAACTCTAACCCATTACAAATGTATGAAGTTAGAAGTAATAATTCGGGCGCGTCGGCGCAAACTGATGTGGGGAACTCAGCTGAAATAAGTTATTCAGCAGGAGTAACTCCAAACTGGGTCTCTAGAACAACTCTAGATGATTCCACTTTGAATAATTCCACTTCACAACAGTTAAAAATAATTGGCCTTTCAAGGGATCCAGATAATCAAGACTTAACAGCGGCAGGCGTCGTTTGGAGAGTAATTATTATGGAAAACTTTGCATTGGCTGTAACGGCAGTATAAGGAGGAATAACTATGGCTATATCACGTAATCAACTAGTAAAAGAACTAGAGCCAGGTTTGAACGCCTTGTTCGGCCTGGAATACAAACAGTATGAAGATCAGTCCGCTGAAATTTATACTACTGAGTCATCTGACAGAGCTTTTGAAGAAGAAGTTATGTTGTCAGGTTTTGCAAGCGCTCAGGTGAAACCAGAAGGATCTTCTGTTTCATTTGACACTGCACAAGAAACTTTCACAGCAAGATACACTAACGAGACTATTGCTCTCGCTTTTGCAATCACTGAGGAAGCTATTGAAGATAACCTGTATGACAAACTTGCTTCTCGTTATACAAAAGCACTAGCAAGATCGATGGCAAACACTAAACAAGTAAAATCGGTTTATCCTTTGGTTCAAGGGTTGCCTACTACAGACAACTACGATTCAGGAGATTCTGTTTCATTGTTTAGCACTGCACACCCAACGATAGCAGGGACGTTTAAAAACACCCTGTCTACTCAAGCAGACTTAAACGAAACTTCATTAGAGCAAGCACTGATTGACATTGCTGCGCTAACTGATGAAAGAGGTTTAAAAATTGCTGCTAGAGGTGTGAAGATGATTGTTCCATCTGCTGGTCAGTTCACTGCTGAGAGATTGATGAAATCTCAAGGTAGAGTAGGAACTGCTGATAATGATATCAATGCAATCAAATCTATGGGTATGATTCCTTCAGGTTATCGAGTGAATAATTATCTAACAGATACTGATTCTTGGTACATAATCACAGATGTACCTAATGGGATGAAACACTTTGATCGTGCTCCATTGACTACTAAAATGGAAGGCGATTTCACTACTGGCAACGTTAGATACAAAGCTAGAGCAAGATACGTTTTTGGCGTATCTGACCCTAGAGGTATCTTCGGCGTTGAAGGTGCGTAATACTTAAAGAAAATTAATGGGGCGGCCTCAAAATCGCCCCATTTTGACTATAAAGAGAGAAATTACCTATGAAACACTTCCGAGTACAAATCCGTTACCATGGCTATTATGCTAACTTTAATGTTGCATGTGAAGATAGTGCCATAGGTATTGAAAAAGCAATCCTTGACAAACTGGGAAAAAATGAGGTAAAACTGGAGAAAGATGGATTTACCAGTAAAAAAGGTAAATGGATAACCTATGAGGAGGTTAGTAATGACCGAAGACCTATACACTACGAAACGGTCCTTGGAACTAGAGTGGCAACAGGAGCACCTGAAGGAAGGTAGATATACTTTGCATATGGGACATATCGATAAGAAAATTCAGGAAATTGTTAAAGAGATCATTGCCAAAGAGTTTGAAGAGCAGACACTTCAAACTAAAATAAACGAAGTCCAGGCCGAAGTTTCGATAGCCACTTAAGCGCTATCAAAAATCACACAAAACTACAGGGATACCTTGCGCTATACGCAAATCTGCGTTATAGATTAAGTACTATACAATTATTAATTAGATCTAGACGCGTATAGTCGACGGCCTAGAGACTAGATCTATAAACTAGGAGGATTATAATTATGGCAAATACAACGTTTTCGGGACCAGTAAGATCATTAAATGGTTTTATTAGTTTCGGACCTAAAGCAGTTGTTAGCTTAACCGCTGACACAACTTTAACAGTAGCTACTCATGCAGGTAGAATTTTAACTTGTAATGATGCAGATGGTAAATTTACATTACCATCAATTACATCTGGTAGTTCATCAGCTGTAGCTGGAACAAATGATTACAACGTCGCAAGTAATCTTGGAACTACTTATTTATTTTGGGTAGAAACTCTAGCAACAGACATGGATATCAAAACAGACGGAACTGATAAATTTTACGGGGCTGTCTTTACTGGTATTGATAGTGAAGAAACTGGAGAAACATTTGCTGCTAATGCATCAAGTAATGATGTCATGACACTTAATGGTACTACAACAGGTGGTATCGTTGGTAGTTGGGTAGAAGTTACTGCAATAGCGAGCGCTAAGTACTTTGTTAGAGGTAGTTTAATAGGATCAGGAACTATCGCAACACCGTTTGCTGACGCGTAATAAATAAACTTTGTGAGCTCCTTCGGGAGCTCACAACTAAGGAGATAAAAATTATGGCAGGATATGATGTCGATGTAAAAACAACCCATCTTGTAACTTCAGGAGATGTATTCGCAGGACCAGCTAGGGTTCTTGGAATTTATTATTGTAGCGAGGGAGCATTAGGAACTATAGTAATTAGAGACGGTTCTGTAAGTGCAACTGTGCTTGCTACATTTGATGTACCAATAGGATCAGGAACAGCGGGTGAACCGGTAGTTTATCAAATAGATGTTCCAGGTAATGGAATTTATTGTCCTAATGGTGCTTATGCCCAGCTCACAGGTGGCGTGGATAAAGTTACTGTCTTCTACGGTTAGGAGGACTTGTGGCTAATACTCTTTCCCACTCTTACACTTTTGATAAATCTCTCGCAATTGATGAAATTGTAGAAGAGTCTTATGAACGTATAGGAATTATAAATGTTTCTGGCTATCAATTAAAGACAGCCAAACGATCATTAAATCTTTTATTTTCTGAATGGAGTAACAGAGGACTCCATTATTGGGAAATAGCTAATCAAGGTTTTACTTTAGTAGATGGAACAAATGTTTATACTACTTATAGAGCTCCATCTGATGGAGCTTCTCAAGGATTAACAACCACTTTATCCGCAGGAATTAATGCATCTGTTACAGATATTCCTTTAACAGAAGTTAAAGACATGCCCGGCGCTGATCAAGGAGGCGGAACAATTACAGTTAATTCTGAAACGATTAGATATACAGGAAAATCGGCGGCGACGGGAGCTGCAAATCTTACAGGAGGTGTTCGTGGATCTAATGGTACAACTGCGGCCACTCATTCAAGCGGCGACGCTGTAACTCAACATGCTACAGGTATGGATAATATATTAGAATGTAATTATAGAATTACTTCTACTAGTGTTGACTCTCCAATGACTGAAGTAAGTCGATCCGTGTATCAAGGCTATTCTAATAAAACTGCAAAAGGAACCCCTACTTCTTTTTTTGTTCAAAGATTTGTTGATCGAACAAATATAACTTTGTATCTGACTCCTGGTGCAGCAGAAGATGGAAATAAATTAAATTTATATTATGTAAGAAGAATACAAGATGCTGGAGCTTATACAAATGCAAGTAATGTACCTTATCGATTTGCTCCGTGTATGACAGCAGGGCTAGCATTTTATTTATCTCAAAAAAATGCTCCACAAAGATCACAAGAATTAAAACTTTATTATGAGGACGAATTGGCTAGAGCCGTAAAAGAGGATGCTGATATTACAAGTACATATATCGCACCTAAGGTTTACTATCCTAACACTTAATTATGACTACATTTGCTTCAGGTAAACATGCACTCGCTATTTCAGATAGATCTGGATTAGCTTTTCCTTATAATGAGATGGTAAGGGAATGGAATGGAGCATGGGTTCATTTTTCAGAATTTGAGCCCAAACAACCTCAACTGGACCCTAAGCCTACAAGTGCGGATCCTCAAGCTTTAGAAAGAGCAAGACCCGCAAGAACAGCTCTACCTACACCTGCTGTTTTAAATGATAATCCTTTTACAACTGAAGTAGGAACAACAGTTATTGTAAAACAAAATAGACATCAACGATCTACGAATGATGCCGTAAGATTTTATCAAGTTAAAGAACCCGTAGGAGGAGTAGCAATTTCTACTTTGGAATTAAGCACTACTTTGAATGGAGATATAACTGCAGATGCAACTAGTTTGGTTTTAACAAGCTCTGCTGAATTCGTGGCGCCTGGTTATCTTACTATTATTTCTACTAACGCTGACACCGGTCGAGTAAATAATGAAACAATTTATTACACTACAAATACAGTGGGTTCTAATACTCTTTCGGGATTAACTCGAGGAACCTCTGCTCCGTCTTACGGAGTTACTTATGTTAATACTCCAGCGACTGCTCATTCAAGTGGTGCAAAAGTTTATGGATCATATATAATAACTAAAATTGATAGTACTATCCCTTATGCAGGCCAACCTTCAACATTGCCTGTTAGTGATAGTTTTAGTTTTACTTTAAAAAATGCTGCAACAAGCGCAGCAACAGGAGGGGGATTTTTCGTTTTTGGTGGACCCGTAAACGATAGACCGTAATTATGGCTGCATATACACTTTCAGAATTAGAAGCTGACATTAGAAGTTATTGTGAAGTAGACAGTAATGTTTTTACTGGCGCTATTTTAGGCAGATTTATAGAAAATGTAGAAAATAGAATTTTATACGATCTTCCTATGGATTCCGATAGAAAAATGGCAACTGGAAATTTTGCCGTAGACGACAACACTATTAATAATCCAGCAGGCGCTCTCTTTGTAAGAGCGGTTGAAGTATTTGATTCTACCTCAGCGGTTACAGGAAATTCAGTTTTTTTACAGAAAAAAGATGTAACTTATTTAAGAGAATATGTAGCAAATTTAACAGGAAAATCAGGAGGTCTTACGGCACAAGACGTTACTGGCCAACCTAAATATTATGCGATGTTTGGAGGAGCCACAGGAACAACAGATTCTACTTCAGGAGGACTTCTTTTAGCCCCTACTCCCGATACGACTTATGCTTTTAGAATATACTATAATGCACAACCTACGAGTCTAGTGACCAATACCTCTGGGACTTATATTAGCAGATACTTTGGGAGTGGCCTTTTATATGGCTGCTTAACAGAGGCTTTTGGATATTTAAAGGGGCCTATGGATATGTTGACACTTTACGAAAACAAGTATAAACAAGAGATACAGAAGTTTGCAGGAGTGCAACTTGGAAGACGAAGACGAGACGATTACACTGATGGTACAGTTCGTATCCCAGTTAAATCACCGTCACCGTAATTTAGGAGATAAATATGGCAATAACATCAGCAATTTGTAATAGTTTCAAACAAGAAATTTTAGAGGCTGAACACAATTTTACTGCTTCTAGCGGAAATACTTTTAATTTAGCATTATACGATAGTGATGCAACTTTAAATAAATCTACAACTGCTTACACGACTTCAGAAGAATTAGCGACTACTGGGGGCTATACAGCAAAAGGAAACGCTTTAACAAGTGTAACTCCTACGTTGGACAGTGACACCGCAATTTGTGATTTCGCAGACACTAGTTGGACATCCGCTTCATTTACTGCACGCGGCTGTTTAATTTTTAATGATTCACACTCAAGTGACGCTTCAGTCTGTGCTATTGATTTTGGTGGAGACAAAACCGTTACAAGTGGAACTTTCACAGTAGAGTTTCCAGCAGCGGCGGCATCAACAGCGATCATCCAGATAGCGTAAGGAGTCCTTCCTTATGGCTGCAACTTGGGGCACAAATACTTGGGGGGCCAATTCTTGGCAATCCGAAACCGTTACCGTTTCATTAACCGGCGTATCAGCAACTTCATCCGTTGGAAGTGTTACAGCTTATCAAACTCAAGGATGGGGTAGTGACTACTGGGGATATGAAAACTGGGGTGAATCAGCAATCACAGTTTCCCTTACAGGTGTTTCAGCAACCACAAGTTTAGGAACCGTTGACGCTTATGTTCAACCGGGTTGGGGTACCCTTGAATGGGGATATAATGGCTGGGGATCTGTTGACGAAGCAGTCGTTAGACCTGACGGAGTTTCAGCAACTACAAGCGTAGGAACCATTACACCTGCAGATGTTATGGGGCTTACAGGGGTTTCTGCAACAACTTCTATAGGCACACCAACAATAATTGGTGATGTTACTTTTGCATTAACCGGTGTCTCAGCGACTTCTGCCACTGGATCCTTAAATGTAGAAATTGGAATTCCTTTAACAGGAGTTTCAGCAACAACTTCTGTCGGTGCTCCAACAGCACGATCTTATAATACAACGGCATTAACCGGAGTTTCAGCAACTACTAACGAAGGTAGCGTAACCATTACTTCGAATCCAACGGTTCAACCGGCTGGAGTTTCAGCAACTACTTCATTAGGATCCATCAATATAGAAATTGGAGTTCCTTTAACAGGAGTTTCAGCAACTACAAGCACTGGTTCACTCACGGTGTCTACCCTTACTACGGTAGAATTAACCGGACAATCAGCAACTATTACTTTAGGAATAGTCTCTCCTATACACTATAAAGATGACACCATTACTGGGTCCACGTCCTATACAAGTGTTGACATAACTGGATCTACATCATATACAGTAGAGACAAACGCAGCTTAAGGAGAAAATATGGCTTCAAATTATACAGCTTTAGGAATTCAGTTAATGACTACCGGCGAGAAAGCTGGTACGTGGGGGACTCTTACTAACACAAACTGGAATATCATGGAACAGATTTCCGGTGGTTATACAACACAAGCAGTAACCGATGGTGCTGATACAACCTTATCTGTGAATGATGGAACAGCAGGAGCGACTCTTGCACACAGAGTTATAGAATTTACAGGATCACTTTCCGCAAGTAGAAATGTAACCATTCCTCTGGATGTTCAAACTTTTTATATAATTAAAAATTCATGTGACGATGCGGTAGTTTTTAAATATGTAAGTGGTTCAGGTAGTAGTGTTACTTTCGCAGCTAGTGATGTAAAAATTGTTTATGCAACTGCTAATGACGGAACTAATCCCGATCTAGTTGATTGTGGATTTGGAACTGGAGACGTAACATTAACTGGAACACAAACTTTAACAAACAAAACTTTAACTTCACCAAAAATTGGCACATCTATTTTAGATACTAATGGAAACGAATTAGCTCTTTTAACTGCAACATCATCAGCAGTAAATGAATTTACAATAGCGAATGCAGCAACAACTGCAGGACCTACTTTATCTGCAACAGGGGAAACAAATGTCCCTATCAATATTACTCCTAAAGGAACGGGAGATGTTTTTATTAACCCTCCTTCAAGTGGATCTTTAGCGATTAAAGGTAATTCTACTAACGCAGGAATACTTAAAATTTTTGAAGATACAGATTTAGGAAGTTATCACACAGGTTTTACAGCGGGAAATTTAACAGAAGATATCGTTTATACTTTACCCTTAGAAGATGCCACAACATCCGGCGATGCTTTAACATCCAATGCCTCAGGAGTCTTGTCTTGGACAACGATTGCTGGTGGACTTACATGGGTTGTTAAAACAACTACTTATACGGCAGTTGCTAATGATGGAATCTTTGCGGATACTTCAGGAGGTGGTTGGACACTTTCTCTACCAGCAGGAACATTAGGAGATGAAATTGGAGTTGTTGATTATGCAGCAACATTTGATAGTAATAATTTAACTATAGCCCCTAATGGATCTGAAAAAATTCAAGGGACAGCGGCAAGTTTAACCGTGGCGGTTGAACGCGCTGGAATGACTTTAGTTTATTCAGGATCTTCGCAAGGTTGGCTATTGAGAGAAAAATAAACCATGACTACTTATAAAGGTATACAGGGTTATATGATTCAGACTTTGGCTTCCGATCCAACGGCTTCCGAAAATGAAGGAAGAATGTGGTATAATACTACAAGCAATACTTGGAAGGTATCGGTTGCAGGCGCAGGAGCCTGGGCAACGGGTAATGATAGTGCCCGATCTGGAACAACAGATGGTGAAATGTCTGGAACTCAAACAGCTGGTCTATACGCAGGTGGATATGCACCTGCCCCTACCCTAAGCAGAGACGAGACAGAAACCTTTAATGGTACTACTTGGACAGAAGTAAACGATTTAAATACTGCAAGATATGCAGCATGGATGGCAGGGACGCAAACCGCATCTGTATTTGCGTCTGGACAAATTACAGCTCCTTCTGCATTAAGTGAAACATGGGATGGCACATGTTGGACTGAAACAAACAATATTCAAACAGCTAGACATAATCCAGGAGTTGCAGGTACGCAAACAAATGGTTTAATGATTTCAGGACAAACTCCTACTCCCACAACAGCCTGTGAAGACTATGATGGAACGTCTTGGTCGACTGGCACTGCTATTAATTCGGCACGATATAGTGGAGGAGGCGGTGGTGCCTCATCAACTTCGGCAATTTTTGCGGGCGGTGCGGATCCTAGCACATATTATCTTCAGATTTCGGAAACCTGGAACGGTTCAACTTGGACAGAAG